TATAGACTCCCTTAAATGAGGCTCTAATCTGGTCAAAGTTCTTAGCTGCAGCTACTAGTGAATTAATGTTGCCATCTCTACCTGCAGTAATCTGTGTAGTCTCCATATATCTGGCTAATCTATCTAACATAGAAGCCATTCCTTTATATGCTCTAGATGTAGGAGTTTCATACATTCTTTGGCAGAATAATAAAGCAGTATGTATTTCATCATCTTCTGTAGAAAACTCCGCTTCTATTTCTTTTAGAATAATATATTCTTTGTCTACTTCAGGAGTATGAAAAAAAGGATTCATGTCTGGATTAGGACATGTCATATAAAATAAGTAAAGGTATATTTTAAGATAATCATCCGGATAGTTATCCATGATATCTTTAAGTGCCTTTAGTGTGTAACAATGTTCAGTAGGAATTACTTTACCATTCTGAACATCAAACAATCTTACAATCATATTATTTCTTTTTAATAATGTAAGGATTATCCTTGAGATAATTAATAACAGAGATAACCTCATCATAAAGATAAGGAACCTGCATTGGTATTACTTCTAATACTATTGGTTCTCCATTATCATCTAATTTAGCAATAGGATATCCGTATTGATCTTCACCAGCTGTTTCAAATGTAATATGATGAATAAATATTTTTCCTGGTTGAAGTTTAGGATTATGCTTTAAGATAATATACATGTATACACTTAACTGTAAAGCATAATGATTAAAGTTACAGTCATCTAAATGATCTACTGGTGGTAACATCTTTTCAGACATTCCTTCCCAGTTCTTAAATGATTCTGTTTTAATCTCCTTATTAGTCTTGTAGTCAATGATATTAACCCTACCATTGACTACTTCAACTAAATCTGATTGGCCACATAAGCCTGCTGACTTAAGATAGACCATATGTTCTGGATACACGCCTGGATCAAGCTTTTGTGAAGGAGCAATCTTTAATCCATTTGGTTGTTCAAATGGTTTAAAAATAGGAACATTTACACCTTCTCTTTCAATAGATGCAAGTGAACATAAGTCAGCTTCTCTTTGGTTATGGTAGAAGGTACCAAGAGTTGTGGCTCTGTTAGCTTCATTATCCCAAATCTGAACAATGGTTTTTGGATCAATACCATACCATTTAGACTTCTTATTCTTACTTACTCTCTCTGCTACTTTCTTAGCATCAAAAGGTTTCTTAAGACTAGACAGTAGAGTAGTCACACTAACCCACTTAATTTCATCATTGGGATCTACACTTTTGTAGCTATGATCATCTGCATTAAATACTATGCTCATAATTGTTCTAATTTATCTTCTTCTTCTTCTGTAGCAATTGCTTGCCATTTACCAAGAGGACATTCTGATGAAAGAGATCTAGTCTTAAAAGCTAATGAACATCCGCATTCATTACAACAAGGTCCTGTACCTTTTACTGCGCACTTTTTACCCTTGCTTGGACATTCATCACAGACATCATATCTCATTCTTGCAACATCTTCTACAAACTCATCTCTTACTACTGAGTTCTTAATGCCTTCAAGAATTGCTTTCTTGTTCTCCCATATTGCTTTTAGCGCTGCCTTCATTTTTCTTTTCTTTAAATTTTCTTTTTAGCTCTTTATTTTCAAGTAGTCTTTGTTCTATTCTTTTTAAGTTGCCTAACTTTTCTTCAAGAACTTTTTTATAATGATATCCTTTAAAGGTACTCTCATCTTGTGCTGCAATTTGCCTTTCTGTTTTAACAATACCCTTATCTACAGTAGTGGTTTTTACAATAAAATGACCCAATCCTAATATGTCTAGTCTTGGGTGCATTAAATTTACCATATTGGATTTTACAGTAGAGTAATAAAATTCAACAATGTTTTGGACCATTGTTTCAGATAGATTATTTTCTTCTGCTAATTGTTTATATAACTCTTTAGCTTTCTTGGGAACCATCACTTAAAAATTTATAATCCAGTAGTATAGTACCTTCACTTTGAATTTTTAAATCTGGATTTAAAGAAATCATCTTTTTACTTTTAACAACTAATCCAATTTTTTCAGCTTTATTGATTGAGTTTCTTACAGTCTGAGGAGATTTAAAAATCCATTCCTCTTCAGCAGAGGCATCATAACAAAAATGAGTTAATTCAATAGGTTGATTAAAACTAAGTAAAGTCAAGCAGTTAAGATCAGAATCACTAACAGTAATATTATTAATATAGCAGTGGGTAAGAATCTGAAATTTTACCACATTCCACTTGGGCATTTTTACCCTTTTCTGAACTTGATTTACTAAAGCCATTTTATTCTTTCTTCAATTTTCTTTTTGGTTGTTCTTGAGTTGTTTCTTGTGATGCTTCTTCTTCACTTTCTTGTTCAGCTTCTTGCTGTGCTTGCATCATCATCGCATACTGCATTTGAATATTAGTTCTTTTAAATCTAGCTTCATCAATTGCTAATAGAGTTTGCTCATACTTAAGTTGCGCTTCTAAGTAAGGTAGAGATTCAGTATAAAACTGAAGCATTTGTTCTTTTTGAGCAGCTAATTCATCAGCTGTCATTTCTCTTTCTTGTTGGTTTTCCATGACATTTAAATTATTGGTTTACACAAATATACAAAATAAGTTTAAATGTATATTGTTTAAATAAAAAATCCAGATACTATAAGTACCTGGATCTCTATAAGTTAATTAAAATTAGTTAAAGCAGCCTCCGCCACCACAGTTAGATTTCTTAAATGTTGGAGTATGACTTGGATTTTTTATACTGTTAACGGTATTTCTAACAGCTCTTTTAGCTCTTCTCCAACCTCTTTTAAGATCATTACCTAAATCAGCTGATTCAGTTGCACCACCAGTTTGATAACTTTTCATAGAACGGATCATTTGATTTGTACCTGCTGACCCACCTTTACCATACATAGACTTGCAATGTGTCATTGCATCCTTTGTATCTCTCAGTCCTTTACCTTTCATCTTATCTATTTTTAATTGTGAAGTTTAATATTGTAAGTAAGTAGAAGTCTCTAGATACATCTACCTCAATAGATAAGATATCAATAAAAGAGAATCTAACTTTAATTGCTAGTTTATCCCATTGTTTAGAATAACTATTCCAACCATTTCTAACTTTCATACGTCCTTATTTGTATGGAACATAAGAGGTAGCTCCGCCTTTTTTAACAGCTTTAAGAATCTGCTTGCGTTGCTTACCTGTAGATTCATAAGATACGTGTACCCAATCAGGATTAGTGTCTGTTCCAAACTCCCAGATAAGTTGGTCAAATTCTAAGTTATCTTTAATGTAGTTAAAGATTGCAGCATTAGTTACTGATGTGCCATCCATGTCAATATCAATTGCCTCACCAGAACAATGTTGTGATGTAGCTGATCCACCAATAGCTTTATTAAGGGCTGCGGAGCGGTATCCTGAACTAATATGAATTGGAACAGCAAAGTGTTCACGGATTGGTTGAAACACCTTCTCAGCTAATAATTTGAAGTTCTCAATATGTGCCTCTGTAGGCATGTTGCTTACCCCTTTTCTTTTAGCAGTTTCTGATCTCATTACTTCTGCTAATGATAAATTTTTACTTAGTTGCATTTTGTTTATTTTATATGATTAATCTACTACTTCTTCTGAAGTCTCTTCTTGTTTCTTTGCTTTGTTCTTTAAGCTCATAATGCGTCCGGCAGTTGTGATACCAAATGCACCTAAGGTAAGGAGCATAAAACCATCAAAGATAAATTCTTTAATGATTAGTTCATTGCCAATGATTCCTGTAATTACATCTGTAAGTAATACAAATACCATTGCAAAAAATGATACAACGCCTACAAAGGCTTGCTCATTAATGTTATTATCATCTGAGATTAACTCTCTAAAAAACTTTTTCATAACTTATTTATTTTTGGTCTGTTGGGTAATATTACCTCTTTTTCCCATCCCCTTCTAGGATAGTCATTTTTCTTTTTATCTTCTGGAGGACATGTTTCTGCTCTATAGAAGAATATGTCCCCGGTTTGATCATTCTTTCTTACTACATATACTGATAAGTCTACTGCTTCAATCCAGTTACTATCATATGAATAATATAACCATGCTCCTTCTTTTGCTCTAGCTACTATCCATTCTTCTGTATGCTCATTAAGAATCAACATATCTGTGTACTCTTCTCTTAACATTTTATATGCAGAATAGTATCCAGAATTATATCTAAGCATAGAATCTTTATATCTTATAATAGAGTCTTTAGTTCTTAGTTCAACCTTAGAGTCGGCAATTTTTTTCTTTTGGCTTTCAAAGATATCATTGATAGTATCAGCTTGACCCTTGGTAAGAATAACTACTGAGTCACCTTCAATTACCGTCTGAAGTGGGTAACGTGATTGGCTGGAACTCAAACTGCTTACCAGTAGACTGCTTGCGAACAATATCTTTTTCATTTGCTAATTCTTTTTTTATGTCTTTTACTACAGATCTTGTACTATCTAAGTCTCCAATAACTTCAGAGACCATTTCTTCTAGATTTGCTTTATCCTCTACTAGTTCTTTATTTGCAGCTTTTAACTTACCTACACTTTTAGTTAACTTAGTATTTGCTGTAGTAAGTTGTTTGTTCTTTCCAGTTAATTGAACATTATCATCTACAACAACTACATGTTCATGACCACTTGAGAATATCTGTAATATTACAAGTAGAATAAAACCACCCGCTATCAGAAATAATCTAGTTCTCATTTCTTTTTACTAAAAAGCAATAGTATAGTTTCTTTTAAACTCTTTGAGCTTTCAGTGCTTTCTTCTAGTTTCTTTTCTAGCTCATCTCTATAATCACCTTCTAGTTCTTCTACTTTTATTTTTAACTCTTCTTCACTCTTGAGAAGTTTGTTTAAAAACATCCAGCATAAATAACCCAGTGCTAAGACAGCAAAGCCTAGTACTCCATACTGCGTTAATACTTCAAAGGGACCAAATGACATTACTTTCTAGTTTTTCTTTTTACAACTTTCTTTTCTGTAAGCTCTTCTTTCATCTTCTTGTTCTCATCAAGGTATCTCTTGATAAATAACCAAGCTACATAGCCAAGGGCTAATACTGCTAATCCTAGGGGACCATAGTCTGCTAACTGTGCAAATACACCAAAGTCTGGTGCTGTTGTCTCTACTGCTGTTGTATCCATTATCTTTGTAATATTAGTTGTTTAACTGCATCAGATAATTCAGCAACACTCTTAGCTAAGTTTTTAATCTCAAGTTGAGTCTGTTCCTGAATGGCCTGATATTTTAATCTAGATTCTTGTTCTACAAGTTCAATTTTTCCTTT